TTAAGAGCCGATGTATGGGTAAAAGCGGATGTGCGCCTTGATGTTCTGAGCAGCTCCATCAATCCACGCGTACCAGTGAATCGTTTCACCCTTTCGGCAGGGTATCTCGACAACTGGCCACGTCTGCCCGTAAGTCCCCACAAATCCACAGTCGAGCTGATCTCGTCGAACCGTGAGGTTGTAGTAGGCGTAGCCTTCAGCGGGCTCACACTGAATAACGAACACGCCGTCGCACGGAGGAACGTAAGTGGTTGCATTGACGTTCTCATACCCTGTCGGGAACGAGATGTCAGTTGCAATATGGCGCCCTGCGACGACACTCTTATGCGATCCGCGATAGGCGTCAAAGCACGAGTTAAGCAGGTTCTTAAGCATGGCACAACCCTCCAAAAGAGCTGTGCCACAGGGCTTTTAGCCCCCCCCCCGACAAGCTTGAGCATCTGAACTGTTATGTTGGCCAACCGAGCTCCCTGGCAAGTCACAGTTTCGCCTTTTTTAACCGGCAAAGAAAACCCGAAATGCAGCCCCGAAGTTGTCCAATTCATGCCAGCGTAGCCAGAGGTTGATGTCATCGTTGCCATTCCGTCAACGCCCGTACTCTTCCCTTGGATTTGGACATACCCATTAGCGGGAGCAACGAATGTCGAAATGGCTTCCCATTCTCCAACCGTGCCCTTGCAGTTTATCGAGACGGCCTCTCCGCTCGGAGACGCGCCAGTTGCACCACCGCTGAGAATAGCGGCACGAAGTTGATCCTTGATACTCATGCCGCTACCTCCATGCGAGCGTTGTTACAAGCTACCCTCGGAATAAACGAACATCGCCTTTCCTTGAATGAACCCATCACCGTACACGGCGTATTGACACTCTTGCCCCTTCCTACAAGGGACAAAGCATCTAGCCCACTCCTTTGAAGGATTCGATGACATCTGCTGGCAGGCATGGCCAGAAAAGACTTCGACAGAAGCATTGGCCGTTGCATTAACCCATAGGGTAAGATACCCGTTAGCAGGTGCAACGTAAGTTCTGCTCCCAATTCCCGTGGACGCACCGAAAGATTCGAGATCAACAGTTTTCCAACTCGGGAACGCGAAGCCACTCCCAGCCTTGACAAAGTTTCGGAGGTAGTCTTCAAGCGAAGCCATAGCGCACCTCCGAAACGATTGCAAGACAACGTCGGAAGGTATCGGCTATCCCCCCCCCGATAACTTTAATGAAGCGCAAACTGTCAATCGTGATGTCCATACCAAATACTCTTACTTCGTGACCTTTTGTAACGGGTGTAATTGTTGCGACACCGCCTGTCGCAAACCACGAACCGTTAAAATTCTCTGTTCCACGGAGATGTTCTAAAGAAAACCACGGGGTGCCACCTTGATTTGCCCCTTTTGTGGAAATCACGCGAATCGCACAATACCCTGTGATAGGAGAAGTTACGTGAAGCCCGTGTTCGGGAAGCGTCGCGGAAACGTTTAGATCAATCACCTCTTCGCTCACGCTCATGCCCTCGACCGCTCCCGAAAGGACCGCAGCCCTAAACAGGTCTTTCTGTGTAGCCATCACCCCCTCCTGTACATCTGAGCCTGCATGGCACGAGACTCAGCCTTCTGGCCGCACTCGTACTCAATGCACGCGGGAATCGTCGGATACTCGACGAAAGGAAAGCCTTCAAGCGCAGGCATGTCTCTCAGCGCTTCACGGTACGTCATCACCTCTGCACGCTCCTCATCAGTCAGCGCCTCACGAGCAGACTTCGCTTCCTTCTGCACCGTCATGTCCGTCAGTTGGACGTAGCAGTCCGTGTCGGCAATGCGAGCATTGCGCTCAGCCCGAACTTCGGCTGCATATCGCTCAGTCACAAAAGCATCGTCGTTCTCGGGCAAGGAAGCGGCGGCGTAGTAGCCACCGTCAGCAGAACGGAAGAGTTCACCCGGACGCTCCTTCGCAGTCACCCACGTCAGAACACGACCGTCAATCTCTTCGTCCTTGCACTCATAGCCTGCGGCACGAGCGGCCTCAAGATCGAGCGGATCAGCAAAGCAATGGACGAACTCACTGTTAGAGTGCGCCGCCACCTTGCCATTGCGATCCATCACCACATAGCCGCCTACTGGCGAGGACAGAGCCTCGTTCAGGTATTCGGCTTTCACTTCGGAAAGAGTTTTCATTCTTTGATCTCCTCCTTTTTCTTCAGTTTTTCTACTTCGGCCTCAAGCTCACGAATACGGTTTAGCAAAATCGCTGAAAGCACCAAGGGGTATCTGAGGCCGAGCTCATCGATATAGAAATCCTTCGGCATCTCCTCGTTGAGCTTATCGGCCAGCTTTTCGACCGCGGAACAAAGCAACTCATATTTAATATTCATCTCAGCTCCTTATTGCGGCACGGTGCCGCCGAACTCAACGATCAGTTCTTTCAGCGCAGTCTCAAGCTCGGACGTATCCAGCTTGGCGGGGAAAGACGTGCTCTTAATTGCGTTGACTTCCGTTCGAAGCGCGGCTACGTCTGTCACCTCGGATTCCTTCGCCATCCCGACGCCGCCTGCGGTCACTCCGTCGCCGACCACTACTCGCTTCTCGGACTCGTCCCAGTAGATCGAGCCGCTCGCTAGCGTCGCGCTACTGAAAGCGGTTTTGCCTGCCACAGTCACGCGGCTAATTTTCAGGTTCTGTGCATCGGTTGCCATCACGCACTCCAGTTGCCAAAGTCGATGTTTGCCTGGGCCATGGAGCCGAGGCCCAAATTGGTTCTTGCCTGCGCCTTGTCAGGCAGATCGGAAAGGTTCTTCGCCTTCGCGAGCGGGTCGCCCACGGACGCGACGGCATCCTGAGCCTTCTTCGCATCGGCCGCCGCAGAAGCAGCGGAGCTTGCCGCCGCCGTCTCAGACGCCTTGGCCCCCGTGGCAGAGTTGCTTGCCGCAGTCGCCTTCGACATAGCCGTAGCGCTTGCCGTCTCGGCGGCTTTCTGGGCATTCACTGCCGCCGCCTTCGCAGACTCGGCGGAAGTCTTTGCACTCGTGGCGGAGGCACTGGCGGATTCTGCGGACGTCTTTGCCGACTCGGCACCCTTCTTGGCCGCTTCGGCCGCCGTTTGAGAAGTCGCCGCGGCATCCGCCGAAAGGCCCGCCTGACGGGCGCTCTCTGCCGCCCCAGTCTCTGCCGTCTTGGCGTTTGTCTCGCTTGTCTTCGCCGCGGTCTCTGAAGCTTTGGCGGCGCTTGCAGACGCACTGGCCTCGCCGGCCTTCGTAGTCGCCGTGCTTGCCGCAGTCTGCGCCGCGCCTTGCGCGCTTACGGCGGCCGCCTTGGCGGACTCCGCGGCAGTCTTGGCGGTAGCAGCGGACTGGCTCGCAGACGTCGCTTCCGCCGCCTTGGCCGTGGCCGTCTTCGCCGCATCAAGCGCGCCCTGTTGGTTGGCCTGCACGATGGATGCTGCCTCCTCCACGCGTTCGATCGAGGCGTTGAGGTCCGTCACGACGCCCGCGGCATCCTTCACCACTTCGATGTTGTCCGCCACGATCTTGACCGAGGCAATGTCGGTTGCCGTGGTCTTGACGTAGGCGAGGCTTCCGTTCACCGTGACGATCGCTTCCAGATTCTCTGCAAGCGCGTCTGCGTGCTTTGCAAGCGTCTTGACCGACTCGATGTTTTCCGCCACCTTGACGATCGTGCCGCCGGTGGGCGTGTAGGCCGGAACATCGTCCACGTTGAAGAAGCCGAAGTCGTGGACGTTGGGATGCGCCTCTGCGCCGACGAACTCAGCCGCGACGACTTGAATGGCATTGCTGTGCTCAGCCGCCTCGCGAATGGGGCCAATGTTCTCGGCATCGGCCTTGATGTAGGAAAGATTATTGGCAACGACAGTGAGGTTCGGCTCAACCGACGAAACGTAGTTGGCCGCTTCTTTGGCGGCATCAGCAGACGCCTTAGCACCCGCCGCAGAAGAGGCGGCTTCTTGGGCTGATGCGCCTGCGGCGCTTGCCTGCGCCTTTGCCTCGTCACGAGCGCTAAAGACCTCATCAGCGAAGTTTTCTACATTGCCCTCGTAGAACTCGGGGGCGCGTGCGCTACGCTTGGCCAAGTCCAGAACCTGCTGGACGAGAGCGCAGTTTTTATCCCACGCCTTGTTAAGGTCGTCGGGGTTGAACGCGCCCTGCGCAGTCAGGCCGAGGCCCTGCGTGTACGGGATGGCGGAGATAATGACCAGCTTGACGCCGTGGGCAAGCGGGGAGTTGAGCGTAACCACGCCGCCTGCGGTATCGTTGAGGCAGACGCTGTAGAGATTCGAAGCGAGGATTCCGTCGCTCGTGACAACGGAAACCTCGTCCGAATTGAAAATCTTGAAGGGAAAGGAAAACGCGACGCTCGAACCATCCCCAACATAAACCGAACTCCTTCGGCTTTCCGTTGAGATCATGGAAGATTCCTAATTTATTCGCGCTCCATTCCCTCGATTTTACCCTATTTGCTCTTGTAGCCCGTGGCAAGGACGAGCGGGTTGTCCGTCTTGTCGTCGTTAACCAGAGCGTTGTAGCCCGAGATCGTTCTATTGAGCTGTGCGGACGGCAGGCCGAAGATGTCGCCGAAGATGTTCGAGGTCGCCTTGAGGAGAGACTCATCGAAATCACCCTGCTGCACCTGTTGGAAAAGCGCCTGCGTATCGGAGAAGAGGCGAAGCGCCGACGGTCCGCGGTAGGAGTAAATCAGGTCCCCGCCGATCAGGCTCCCCGCTCCGCTCGCGATCTCTCGGAGGCCGAGAAGCGTGCCGAACGTGAAGTTGACCGACTGCCCCGCCACGAAGCGAGCACTCTTGACGAACATGTTCGAATCGTCGTCCTCGTCTCCGTCATCGCCCGGTTGGAGCGCATCGCGAAGGAGCGCTTCGACGCACGGCTGGAACATGAAGATGGTGGCGACTTTCGTCCATGCCTTCACCCTGTCCTTCTCGCCCATGAGGTTTGCCATCCCAAGATTGAGCGCCGTCCCCATGTAGGAGTAGAAGGCGAGGAAGACATTCAGCACGCGGCTCTGCTCAATCTGGGAGCGGTCCTTGATTGCGCCCGAACCCTGCGTCGCGATCACCGTTTGGTCGGCAATGTGGACGGCCTTTTCCTGCGTCTCGCCTCGCGAGACGGCTTCCGCAAACGCGGCATTCCACACGGAGTAGTCGACCACGGCCTGCACCGTCATCATCATGCCGTAGGCCCAGCGCTTGAAGTTCTCAACCTTTCGGCTTCTCGACTCCACGATGAGATTGCTCACCTCGTCGATCTCGCGGATGCGTGTCGTCGAGCGGAGCGCCATGGTCTTGGAGAGCGCGTTGGTGCGGGCGAAGACACCCTTCGGATCTCCGGCCAAGCGGGCCACGCCGCGAAGCACGGGGCCTGCGCCGAGCTCGGTCGAGGCCGTGATGAGGCCCGTGGTCTGGACGAGCGCGGAAATGACGTTGAAGCCCAAGCCCGCGAGCGACACGTTGCGGCGAATGAGTCCGGTCCAGTGGTCGGCGGCCTGCTGGCCTGCGATCCTGCCGTCGAAGGCAATCTGCTTGATCCAGTCCTGCATGATCTTCGAGGCGTCGGAGCCAAAGTAGTCCGTGAGCTTCTGACCGAGGCCGGGGTGCCACACGCGCTCCTTGCCCTTTTTGACCTGCCCGTTCTCGACGACTTCGACCGCCTCGACGGTCGTCACGCCACGATAAAGGCGCGTCGCGTCCTGAATGAATTCGCGCCACATGATGTCGTGGATGATCTCCTGCATTCCGTCAAGAGAGCCTGCCGTATCTAGCTGCACCGCCATGCCCGTCTCGCCTTCGAGCACGCGGGTCTTCGTGTAGGTTCGAGACGTCTGCGCGGATACCATGCCGGCGGCCTTCTGCGCGTCGAGCTCCGTTTGGAGCTGTCGCAGGCGGGCCTTGTCGGAGATCTCCGGATCGTAGGTAATGGGCACGTAGCCGCCCTTGAGCTGCACGATCTCGCCGTCGGCAGACTTGATGGTGAGGGGTTGCGGCTCAACCCACTCTGGCTCCATGCCGTCCATCGCGCGGTAGACCTTGGCGGACATAACGCGCAGGTCCTCGAACACGTCCCAAATCATCTGCACGCGTTCGAGCTCGTCCTTCGTCAGCTTGCTCATCAGCGCGGTTACGTCGGCAAGGGCGAGGCCGTTGCCCTTTTCCAGGCGGTTAAGGTTGCCTGCGTTGCCTGCGTTGAGGGCAATGGCGAAAAGGTTGTGGCGGCTGTACAGCACGCCTTTGTACTCGATCATCTGCTTGTTCCACGCCTTGATGTTTCTCGTGAGCGGATCAAAGATGTCGAGCACGCGATTGGCGATTTCCTGTCTGAGCGTCTTCTCCTCGGCATCGATGTCGTTGGCGCGCCAGAGCAATGCCTTCGTGAGCACGCCTTCCGTACCTTCGATGATGCGGATGAGCGTGGCAAAACGCATGTGCTGGTAGAGGTACTTCGTGAGCATCCCCTTGTACCGATCCAGCTTGTCCGTCGCCGTAGCACCCTTGGGCCGCTTGTCGCGATTCTTCGACAAAGTGATGTCCGTCAGGTCGAGCACGCCTGCCGCGATCTCGTACTTCGTCGCAATGCCGAGCGCCTTCTCGCTTCGGCCCTGCTGTGCGAGTTGGGCGAAGAACCTGTCAAGCGCACGGATCTCGCCCACGGTGAGCGTCGCCCACAGGCCTTGGTAGTCGCGCAGGCGCTCGGGCAAGGCGTCGTACGCCTCCATGATCTCGGGATGCTGGAAGACAAAATCCCTAAGCGAAGGCGCATCCTTCGACGGGTTGCCGATGGCATAACCCAGGCGGCCAAGGAAAAGCAGAATCTGCTCCTTGTATGCGCCATCGATGCTTTCCGATTTACGGAGCTGCTTGCACCGACGGTCGAACCGCTTCGCCATTTCCTGCGCTTTCTTGATCTCAACCGCAGTCGTCTCTTGGATGAGCTGCGCTTGCTTTGCTTCCGCCGCATCAACCGTCTTGCCCGCCTTGAAGAGCTCCTCCGCCTTCTTTGCGGCGCGGCGGGCGGCGGCGCTTGCGGCCGACGGGGTGAGGATCTTGAGCCGTCCGTTCGCCTTTACCTCGGCATACGTCATGCGGTCGACGTTCTCTCGTGCGAACGCCGCCACGGACTTGCGGAGCTGTTCGGCAATCTTCGTGGCGTTGCGCAACGCGGCAACCTCGGTGGCAAGGACACGAAGGCGCGTGGCCGTATGGACGGCACCCGCCGCGAGCTTGCGGAAGCCCTCGGGCGTTGCGGCCTGCCCGTGGCGGAGGTAGAACTCCCTCTGAGCCTGCTTCTGCACAAAGGACTCAACGTCAATGCGGGCCGCGTTCTTGAGGGCAAGCATCATGTCGTCCCACTTTTCAAAGCCGAGCAGGTCCATGGCCATCTGAGGCGTGACGACCGTGACGGGCGGGGGAGGCGTACGCTTCTTTTTCTTGGTGTCCGTCTCTTCGGCCACGTGAGCTTCTGCCGCCTCTTCCACCTCTTCCGCTTTCGGCTCCTCGTCTTTCGGACGGTAGTCCATCTGGCGCTTGCGGATGAAGGTCTTGTCGGCCTCGCTAACGTTCTCATCCTCAAGGACACTTGCGTCGAACTTCAGGCGAATGGGCGTGCCGTCCTTGCCCTTGATGCCGTAGTAGGAGAAGGCGCGAAGCGCACGGAAGCCGGGCGTTGCCAGAAGCTGTGCCTTAATCTGCGCCTTGATGTACTCGAACTCCTTCTCGATGCCGCGCTCTTCGCGCACCCGCCTGTCGTGAAGGATCCGCGCGTCCTGCTCGGACTTCTCGAAGAGCTTGCCGCGGGCTTCTGCGGCGGCGCTGTCCTTGAGCGCGACGAAAAGCGCAAACTCCTCGGGCGTCATGCCCTGCGCAATGAGCTCGTCATAAAGCCCGTTGTCGCTCATGCGGTCCCGCGCCTCGGCAACGGCTTCGTCCACGGCGAAGAGGCGGTCGTAAAGCGCGATCACTTCAGGCGAGATCTCCACGCGGAGCTCCGCCGCGTCTTTGTAGAGCGAGCGAAGCCAACGACTCACGAACAGGAAGGCCTGCCCAAGGCGGCTATCCTCCTTGGCGGGAAGGTTGCCTTGGCGCAGATACGCCTCGAACCCACGGGCGAACTTCTCGTGGGCATCCGCCATGGCCCTCTTGTCAAGCGCCTGCCATGCCGCGATCTTCTCGCCGACCGGCTTTCCCTTGAGATCAGGCACGGCAAAGTCGAGCACGTCGGAGACGAGGTCGAGCAGTTTCTGCTCCTGAGTCGACGCCTTGCGCTTGTTCGTTGCTGCGGCGGCAAGCGCTGCGGAGGCGCGCGCCACCATCGTGTCGAGCCAGTAATGCGCGGACTCGTGGAGGAATGTCGAGGCGTTGGATGCCTGAAAGAGTCGAATGATGGACTGCGTGCGGGTATGCGTATTCGGGTCGAGAACGCCCTGCGCATACTCGCCGCGCGTCACCACCTTGCCTCGCTTCTTTCCTTCGCGTTTCTTGCCTTCCGCTTTCTTTCCGTCAGGCGCGGGAGCCGCTTCGCCCTCCGCCTTCTCGCCGCCGTCGTCATCCTGATGGAGCGTCTCGCCCTGCGGGGCTTCGGCCCGCTCGATGACCAACGGGTTGGCCGCTAGGAGCTCGGCAGGCGTCATGCCGGAAATGTCGGCCAAGTTTTCGAGAATGGACGCTTCGATCGCCATCTGGGCGTTGATCGTCTCGTCGTTCTGCCCCGCGGCTTTGAGCTGTGCGCGAATCGGGTCGAGCGCCGCACGCACCGCCGCTCTCGACTCTTGCCTGTCCTTCTCATAGGCGACCTGTCGGGAGACGAGCTCACGCACCTTCTCCTCAAGACCGGGCGCGAAGTTCTTCTCGAAGAGCTGTGCCTCCTCAAGCGACATGGCGTCGTCGCCGAAGCGACCCTTGCGCACGATCTCCTTCGCAAGCTCGGGATTGGCAGACGCCACTTTCAGAAGCTCCGCCATCGTGAGCTTGATGTCGCCGCCCGTGAGCTCCGCCTCCTCCCAAGCCTGCGCAACGTCGGGCACGGCCTCGACGACTTCCTGCTTGAAGGTGCGAACGTCCTCAGGGTTGACGGTGACGCTCTCGCCGGGCGTGCCTTCCACGGCCTTCTGGGCCTGCTCCGCAAAAGCCTCGGGGGCTTGCTTCGCGAACTCGGACTGCGCCTGCGCGTCGATCATGCGCTCCGCCGTGTCGGCGCTCTTGACGGCACGAGCCGCGGCAATGCGCTCCGTCGTCGCCTGACGGATGATGTTGGAGCGCATCGCCATGATGTCTGCCGGAGCCGTGGTTGCGCCACTGAAGGCTTCGAGAAGGATGTCCGCGACGGATGCGTCCTCGCCGATAACCTTCGCGCCGAGGTACTCGCCCGCCGCTCCGCCCGCCGCGTCGAGCGTCGCGTGGGCAACCATGTCCTCCGCATGCGGGAGCCAAGGGGACGCCTTCGAGATCGCGCCCTTGAGCTGCGGATACTTCTGCGCAAAGCGCCCCGTGGCGTCAAGCACGCCTCTCGCTTGCATGAGACGGGATGCGGGTCGAATGGCAAACGACGCCATGCCGGCAGTCAGGCTGTCGAACGTCGCCACGGTGAGGCCTCGGGCAAGCGCCTTGGAGCCTACCTCCTGCATGAGTTCGGGATTGCTCAAAGCGGCACGAATCTGATCGTAGTCCGTCATGTCCACGCCGCTCTCCTGCAGGAGCTCCACCACCTTGCTTCCGTATTCGTTCTGGAAGGAGGAGTTGCCGATGATGCCGATGCCCGCAATGGGGCTAAACATCGAGGCGACGCTTGCACCCGCGTAGCTCTCCGCGCCCATGGCGAGGGACTGAAGCGTCACCATCACGCCGATATCGATCGGGTGCTTCGCCATCTCTGCGAGAACCTCGCCCGCACCCTTCCCGTCGAGGCCCGCGACGACCTCATTCTGGGAAACCCGCCGAAGCTCGTCGGTCGCCGCCGCAAGCGCAATCGATGCCTCGTTCCGAAGTTGCTCGACTTCCAGCTTGCGTTGGAGGTCGCGCTTTCGCATCGTGTTGAGGAAAGGCGAGTCGGCCTTTTGCGCCCACTTCGTCAGGAAAGAGGCGTCAAAGCCGCCCGTGGCGGAGTCGTCCTCCGCCCCAACGTCGTAAGCCGAGAGCGGATCGACATCCTCCGCGGAAGGCATGACGGCTTGGCCCGCCGCCTCGTTCTGGGCCTTCTGCGCACGACCCTGCTCCCACGAAGCCGCAAGCTTCCCGAAAACCGTGAGACGCTCCCACTCCTCGGGCTTGCCGTAGAGGAGACGCGAGAAGACGGCATCCGCCATCAGGTTTCGCGTGAACGGATCCTGCGCGGACTCAATCGCCATGGAGGCGGCGTAGCGGCGGTTCAAGTCCTCCATCGTGTCGACCGTGGTCGGCATGGGCTCCCCAAACCCCTGGGCAAGACGGTAGCCGCGTGCGGCCTGCTCGGGCGTAAGCGCGCCCGCAGTCGTCATGCTCTGCACCGCCGCATCCGTCTCGGCGGCTTCGGTGAATGCCTTTACGGCGTCCTTGTAGTCAGTCATACCTTCGTACCTTAGTAGTTGTAGTCGTTGATGGCCGCATCATTGAGGTCTCGCGGCACACTCTCAGCAGAAGACCCTGTGGTTGGAGCCTCGATGCCGTAGGCCCTCAAGCGCTCGAAGTCGCCCTGCTGCTTCATGGCGTAAATGAAGAACACGGATCGGGCGTCTGGCGTGCGGCCGCCGTTCGCCGCTCTGTAGTCCTGCACGATCTGCATCCTGTCCGCGGCGGGCACGGCATCCTCCGGCACGTACGCGGTGGGGTTGTAGATGTACTTGTGGTACAGGTAGAGGATGCGCGGATCGTCCTTCTTGAACACGTCGGCCTCCAAGCCTTGGCACTTCGCCAAGGCCGAGACGAGCGTGGGGTTGATGTCTGAAGGCTTCATGGCCGCGAGCGGGCTCTTGCCTCCCGTCGTCAGACTGAAGAACGCATTCGAGTGCGTGCGCTGCACGGAACCCAGCGCCTTCTCGATGGTGGAGTCGTAGTCCTCCTGAGTGAGCGGATTCTTCGCGCCGCGAAGCTTCGCAGACGGTCGCATCGCATCGATACCGATCTGGATGAGAGCCGCCTTGCGAAGCCGCCCTTCGTCGGACGTAAGGTCCAAGTTGTTGATCACGGCAAACCGCTCCACGGCGTTTCGTACGTTGTCGAGCTTCACGTCGCCGCTCGCGGGGCCGCCGGTACCGAGGATGGCTCGCCTTGCGTTGTCGAGCATGCCCCAGTCCTGCGGCGAAAGGTCGGCCTTGAGAAGCGCGAAATCCGTCTCGCCCATGCCTGCAAGCCTCTGCGTGTTCTCCATGAGTTCCATGAAGAGCACCGTGTCGGACGCCTCGACCTTCGAGAGGTAGTTGTGGCGCAGACGATCAAGCTGGGATCTCTGCGTGGGTGAGAGCGCCGAGAGGTCAACGCCCACCAAGCCCACGTCCCCGTTGTCCATGCGGCGGATCACCTCATGCACGGCGGCGGAGGACTTCACATCGCGCATCTGCTCCGTCTTCTGCATGTCGGATGCGATCTGCACGGCGATCTTGCCGATAAGCTCCTCGGATGCGCCCTTCGGGGCCAAGCGCCTCGCCATGGCGTAAACCTCGCCCGTCGTCGCATGCGTGGCCGATCCGTAGTTGTCCTTGTAGTAACTGCGGGCTTTCGTCAAGCGCCCCTTCTCGGCGGGCGTCATGAAGTCTTCGAGGTTCGCGGGAGAGACTTTGTCCTTCCCATACTTCTGCTCGGCGGCTTCCTGAGCCTTATTCAGGCTATCAGAACTGCTGAACGAAAGCGCGATCATGGCTCCGTCATCACCACCGAATTGGGTGATGGCAGAGTTGATGGCATCCTGCCATCTCTGCGCCGTGTGCTCTTCGTCGTCAGGCAGGCCCGAGTCTCCTGTAAAGTGACTCACCATGCCAAGAGAAGGCGACAGAGCCTTTCCGATAAGAGCTGTCGACGTCTTCTCAGCCTGCATAATGCCTGCGCCCATCTCGCCTCGCGTCTTCACGACGTGGGCTTCGACGGCATCGTTAACCTTCTTGCGCATGCCGACGAGGAGGTTTGCGTCCATGCCGCCCGCAGTCAAGCCTGCCTGCAAAGCCGAGGCCGCCCCATACGGATTTTCCTGCGCAATAAGCGTGTCGATGCGAGCCTCCAGTGCCTTGGAGTAGGCGACCTGTGCCTGACGCTTGACTGCGTACAGGATGTCCGGACTCTTGATGTCTGCGCCGTTCTTGCCTGCAAGGCTCAGGTAGTTGTCGTAGATCTGAGCGTACCCGCCACGGAGGTTCAGACCGTGAGAGACTTGGTCGGCCGCGACGTTCGCAGCAGTCTTGACGGCGTTGATTTCAGCGTTGCGGTACTCCGCGCCTTCATGCGTGTAGAGCTGGCCGATGAAGCCGCGGCGAGTGCCTGCGATCTTCTCCTCCGCGAGCTTGCGCGTCTCGGGATCAAGCCCGCTGAGAAGCTCACGGGAGATCTTGTCAAGGCCGCCCGTGTGGTACTCGGTGTAGGACTTCCCGTCCACGCCGTCGGTGACTTGAGTCTCCTTCTGGAGAAGAGCGCCTTTCTCGCCCACGAGGTACTCCATGCCGCGGATGTAGTAGTCGTTGGCAACTTGGAGCGCTCGCGCATCACGAGCCTTGTTCGCCTCTTCGAGCTGGTGCGCCGCGATCATGCGGGAGCCCGTGCGGAGCTTCTCCAGTGCGCCTTGGCCGTACTTGGTGAACGAGAGGTCGACATCGGGCGCACGTGCGCTTACGGCGTTCGCACCCTCCGCAGTCGGGAGCGTCAGAAGACCGGGTGAATCAGGTACAGCAGGCATTTAGATCCCCTTATCCTTGAACTTGTATTTCGTGTAGAGGTACTCGTTGGCGGCTGTGCCCACGCCCGTGGCGAAGGCGTCGACCGAGCCGCCCCAAGACGTGGCCGCGCCGCTGTGAGCGAGGCTGTTCGCCGTCAGGCTGTAGGAGAGCGACTGGGTGCGCAAGCCCCTCGCCTGACGCTGTCCGTTGAGACGCTCTTCCTCCATCGAGCGGTGCTTGTCGATGTCGGTTGTCGTCGTCACTTCGGCAGCGGAGCCGACGCCGAGCATGATGCCGTTGGCGGCCATTGCCGCCTTCTGGCTCGACTTGGTCTTCTCGTACTTCTCCGAGAGCACGCCAATGCGGAAGTTGCTCACCATGAGCGCGGACTGCGCGGCTCGCTCCGCCTGCCGAGAGTTGTAATCGGCAAGCTCCTTCTGCATCTGGAGCCGAATCTTCTGCACGGAGTTCGCGTAGTAGGACGAGAATGCTCCGCCAACGGCCTGAGCGGCGCCCGCCACTACGCCGTCATACTGCGCATACTGATCAAGCCCGCCCCAGAAGCTTCCGGTGCTCCCGCTGGCATCCTGTGACAGGCTTGTCACGCTTTCAAGCTGCAGAGACCTGTCGGGAGAATAGAGTTCGTAGCCCACTTTTAACCTCCAATTTCCACTTCGGCGGAATGGTATACGAGGGTGAACGGCAGAGGCTCAGCCTGCCGAATGCACACTGTTCCGTCCGCCTGCCACGTGCCGACGACGCCAAGGTCGATCTCACCCGTGTAGAGCTCCGGCGGAAGGCCGATCGCCTCACGCCTGCGGGGCTTCACAGCCTTCATGTTCTCCTCGTCGGGTCCCGCCTCAATGCCGCTCGTCTGGTAGATGCGCATCGTGAGGCGATTCACGTTCTTGATGTGCCCGCGCCCCAGGGATCCGTCCTGTGCTTGGAGCGTAACGGGAAGCGTCTTGAGCACCGTCTCGTAGGGGAGGCCAACCCACGCCCTTCTGACGGGCACGGGGAACGTGACTTGGCCGTTCCTGACCGTCATCCCTCTGTAGACTGCCCCATCGGCGACGGCCACAACGGGCATGCCTTCGAGCCATGTCAAGCCAGAGATCGTCTTCGACGGCTCCGCAAGATTCGCTCTGCCCGCGCAGTCGAGGTAGCACCCGTCGCGATCGTCCTCGCGGAGCGCCTGACGCTCGATGTAGCGGGTTTCCCTGCCGTTGATCGTGCGCTTCACGATGGCATAGAGGTAGTCCTCCTTGCCCTCCTGAACGACGGAGACGGACTCGAAGCGCCCCTGCGTCTGGTACTGGAACCATGCGCCGATCTTTTGCTCGGGAACGTAGCAAAGGCCGAGAAGGACGCCGTCCGTTCGCGTGCACCACAGATACGGATCAGGCGACTTGGTAAGCGCCATCTGCGTCACGACGTTGTCCTGCGAGAAGAGGTGCGGCGCACGGATGCTGATGTCGCCCGTGATGTAGCCGCCTGCCGTGTAGTCGTAGGAGAGCTCGCGAACGTGGCCGCCTCGAGCCGCCGCGTAAAGGAGGTTCGTGTTGATGACCTGCGGCTGAACAGTCGACGCGCCGATGTAGGACTGCGGACGCACCGAGATCGAACTCGGCGTGATGGCGTCCGAGTTCAACGGAGAGACTCGCCACTCGGCAGCGGACGTCAGCATAATCAACTGCTGAAGCGCAACCACGTGTTGGATCTGGTTGAGCTCACGAGAGGCCACAGCGAAGGAGATTCGGTCCGTGTCCTGAAGCGGCAGGTGGTACGTCATGTTGGACTCGGTACCCGTTGCAGTCATCCAGATCTGCTGAGGACGGAGACGAGTGCCTGCGAAGATGCGGCGCTGTTCGAAGTAGCCGACGGCGGCGGGATAGTCTCCTGCGTCGGAGAGGCTTGCGCGGAAAGAAGCCCCGCTGCCCGACTTCGACACGACACGGATTGTCGGGTTGGTGTAGCCGATGCCCGGATAGACCACGGTTACGCTGGTGATGACGCCGTTCACGATGACGGGCTTGAGAACCGCACCGTAGCCCGTCGGGTCCTCGACCACGATCTCAGGAACGTCGAACGCGCACGTCAGCGGGAACGTGTATGTCCACTTAAGCTCACCTTTTCTCCCGTGGCAGTTGATTGCTAGTTTGGGGTCCGAGTACCCAACACCGCCTGACTTCAAGACAATGCCCGTGATGCAGAACATAGGACCAAAGTTGTCCTCCAAGTCGTCGGCCTGCCCCGTGAGGATCTGAAAGTCCGCGCCCGAGCCGTTGCCACCCGGATCCACCACCTGCCAGTAAACATTGGCCGCGCTCTGAGCGCTTTTGGGCAGGCCTAGTGGGCGCGGGTACTCCGTGGAGTCGCCCGCCCAGCGCATGGTGCACGTGTTCACGTAGCCCGTGATGTATTTCGACGTGCCGTAACCCGAGCCCCCCGTGAGAACGTCTACCGACGTAATGCCTCGGGACACCTTGAACACGTCGTCCACATACGGCGGCGTCGTCCCCGTTTCAGGCGCGACGTTGTCGTCGACAATGGAAAGGTCTCGGGTTTCGCCAATGTAGCCGTACAAGCCGCCCTGATATTTGTAGACGCGGTAGTACATCGCGCCGGGAACACCGTTCCATGAGATCTGCACCGTCGTGCCCGTGGCAAACAGGTTCGCAACGACGCTTGCCTCTGCGGAACGAATGCTCTCCTGAGTGCGATCCTCGTTGAGTGCGGTGACAACATAGCGCTGCGTGTACTTGTCCGCGTTGTCATCGTTGGCCGCCGCAGTCCTTCGCGTCGCGCCTACACCCGTGGGAGCGGCAAGCGTCGAAGTCAGCACCACGCCGACAAGACGCCAGTCCGTCATCGAGTAGCGGCGGAGTTCCTGCGGCGCGTATCGCGGATGAACGAACGTCATGATGTCCGCGTTCTGCGTGTAGTGGAGCGCGTAAAGGTCGCCCTCCTCCCACGGCGTCCGGATCTCGTAAGGCGAGGAGCCGTCCGCCGTCACCAGCGTCTGGCCGAGCGTGTGGAATCGGGCGTAATGGTCGCCAAGCTCGACGATCATCGTCTGGTCGGCGGAGTATGCGAACGGGATGAGGAGCGTCTTCCTACCCGGATACTTCACCTCGCGCACGAACTGGAAGCCCGAACGGTTCTTCACAGGGCCTTGCGGCGTGACAATCGCGTTCTTGCACAGACGCAGGCCAGCCGCGTACTTTGAATCATCCACGCGCCCCACCATCAGCTCGCCAAGCTCGCCCGAGTTGTACGACGTTTGCGTAACTCTTACTGCCATGGTTAACCTCCTAAAAACGCCATCCAAGCGGCAAGCTCTTCACGAATGGCAAACGACGCGAAGTACAGGCAACCGACGGCACTGATCACCGCCGCGCCTATCGCAATCGACCAAGCAATCACTTTGCCCGTAAGACTCGAATCTCCGTCCTTCATCACGATCCTCAATTTCCTTTTCAACGGATTAAGACTTCTGGGTTTTTGCCGACCCACTCAAACAGAGCGACCAGCGCATCGGATAGCGCTACCACCGCAGGCAGTAGGATCACGAAGACGGCGATAAACATCGCCCACAGAATCAGCTTCCGAATGTTCATTTCCCCCTACGACTCCCTGTCGTAGAAGTACGGGACACGACGCTCGTAGTTGAGCGTCCGCCTCTGGTTCACGTCAGCTGTAATCGCCTGACGCTCGGCAAGGTTCGCCTGTTGGAGGAGCTTCACGCCTACGGTCTGCCCTTGCTCGCCCTTGACGATCGGCCCTGCGAGCGTCGCGGCAAGATGCCACGCGAGGGCATCCGTGAAGCCCGCAGAGAAAATGTCCGTGTTGCGGACACGTCGCACGTACTTCAAGATCGGCTTCTCGATCTCCGTCTGAATGACGTTCACGTCGCCTGCGTTCTCAACCACCCAGCGGGCTTCGAGACCGTCTTCCTCAGAACCTTCGGCAGGAAGCACGGAGAGGATCCGGATGCAGTCCGACGGAACGGCGTAGCGCTTGCCAAGGCCGATGACTTCGCCCGCAATCTCAGGGACGCGAACGCGGGTCGTGGCGAAGTTCCATGCGTGGCGCTCAAGCAGAGCGTCTCGCACGATGGGGTAGCAGTCCTTCGCCACCTCGGCATAGGCGGAGTCCTCGCCCGTGTCAATAAGACCGACGGATTGGCCCAGCCGTCGGAGAGCCAAGTTGCAGATGTCCTTTTCAGAAGCCATATGTCCTCGCAATAAAAAAGGCGGCAGCCCGAATCGGAACTGCCGCCAAGGCTGCGACTGTATCTAGTACGTCAGGTTAGGCCGTGGCCGTGGCCTTGCCCGTGCCACCGTTGACGACCGGCAGGATGCCCTTCACCTGAGAGGTGAGGTCAATCTTCGCGGCGTCTTCGTCAGGCTCGCCGATCTCGACCTCGTCGCGGAAGAGACCCGCGTTGACGTCAAAGTTGTCGGCAATTGCGATCGTGCCCGTGAACTTGGTCAGGGCGCCGCCCACCGTGGTCGTCACGCGAACGTAGCGGCGGTGGGAGACGGGGAAGGCGAGAGCCACATCCTGCGTCATGTCAACGGCCTTCACGGCACCCGTGGAGAGGATCGTGGTGAAGGCCTCGTTGTCGGCGGAGTCCTGAAGGTTCAGCGTGACCGTGCCCGTACCTGCGGCGTCCTTGCCCGGGACAAGAACGAGGTAGAGCGGCGTGCACACGCCGAGGTCAGGATTCGTCTGGCCGAGGTCGATGGAAGCGGACGTAAAGTTCGCCTTGAGGTCGGCGTTCTTCGCAAAGATGAGTTCAGCATCAAGGATCATGACTTTTCTCCTTAAGCGATCGCGGTCTTGTAGGACGGCAGAACGATGTTGTCGACCTTGTGAACGGCAATGCCGTCCCAGTTGAGAACGCGCTTGCCAGCGACTTCTTCCCACGTGAGGTTCACGTTTTCCGTGCCGTTGATCTGGAGGCGCAGAGCGGCGCGCATCCTCTGGGACATGTAAATGCCGCAACCCGGAAGAACGTCGTTCGGGAGGCCTTCCGTGGCCATGATGAGGGCATTGATGATGTCGTAGCCGGAGCGACCGTTAAGGGCCTTCGTCAGCGGGACATTACAGATGCGGACAACCTGAGCCGGGTCGGGAATGGCGAGACCGAGGTCCCACGAGTACCACGTGCGGTCGGCCTTGAACACGCGATTCTTGGCGTCGCGAACGTCGACATTCGACTCGAAGCGGGAGCTGAGGCCGGCAATGCCGCCTTCCGGATAGATGAGGTGACAGGTGTTTTCGCCCCAGTTGATGAGGAAGATGTCCTGCAGTTCGCCGTCAGAAGCAGTGCCGCCAGCGTTGATAACGTTCGTGCCGTTGATCTTGCTGTAGCGAGCGCAGAGACCGTCGAACTCGTTGATGTCGCGCTTCTTGGAGCCTTGGAAGATTCGTTCGGCGACGGAGTGCGTCAGGCCGCGAACGAAGATCTGATCCTGCGTGGCGCGCCACTTGGCAGAGTTCTTGTTCATCTTAACGATCTTGACGTCAATCTCGTTATACGTCTCGGTCATACAGGTCGTGTCCTTCACGACGCGGGTGCCGGCCTTTTCAGCCGTCACGCCTTCGTTGAAGCCGCGGGTCTGGCCCTTCGGGTACTTGGAAACGACCTGAGTAAGATGCTCGTTGCCAGCGTTGCACTTGATGAGCGGAGCCGACTTGAAGAGCGGTTCCGTATCCTCAATGGTCTGGATGAGCTTCATGTCCGCTTCGGAAGCGCGAAGCTCCTGCGCATAGTCCGCAAGCGTATAGCGATTTTCGGTAGACATTAGTTTTCTCCGTTATGGATTCATGCCTTTGTAAAAACCTTGCAGACCGCGCCCGTCCGCACTCTCCTTCGTGCCTCGGCTCGTGACGATTCGCCCTTCGCCTAGGATCTTGGAAAGACCGTAAAAATGGCGGATAACTTCGGGATGAGAATCAAGGCCGGAAGCCTTGAGCACTTCGCGAAGCCCTTCGCTCGTCGTGTCGCGATAGACACGATGTACCGCCTTCATGTTGGATGCGAAGTTAGCGCCGCCGTACTCCTTGTCAGCCTTCGCCTGCTCCGCCCATACAGCACGGTTGCGGGTAATGCTGGCGGCAAGCATCGGCTCCATCTTGGAGACGATCTTCTGTGCGGCGTCGTTGGAAAGGTTCAGCTCCTTCGCCACTTCGGCGAAAGCCTTCATGGATTCCTCGTCCATGTGCACCGAGGATTCCGTCGGCTCGAAGGTGTAGTCGCCTTCGGGAGCACCGAGCGTGGCCGAAGCGCTCTCGTCTTCTTCGTCCTCGTCGGTCTGGGAAAGGAGGCCGCCCTCATCTTTCGGGGCAGTCTCTTCTTGTTTGGCTCCACCGCCGGCTTCGTCAGGGATTTGAGCGCGTGCACCCTGATCGTTGCCGGCGGCGGAAGATTGTTCTTTCGCGGAAGCCTGCGGCTGTGCGCTGCCACCCTCGGCGGGTTCAGTCGTCGGTGTTGCTTCCTGCGGGTTGTTCTGTTCCATGGTGTGCTCCGTTTTGGTGGACGATCTCGGCACAGAGTCCTGCATCCGCTTCACCCATCTCGGCGAGGAGCCAAAGGCCAACTCGCCTCATGCCTTCTCGAAAGGCTGTTTCATGAGAATCCCCTCGGGTGTAGCTCAAGCCGTAAAGGCGAGTCGCACCGAGGATTCGACGAAGCACACGCGCTCCTTCGCGAGACCGCATCATGAAGCAAAGATCCGAGATTTCACGCAGACGAGCGGACTCATCGGGCTTCTTCCCGATGATCTCCCGCTCGAAAGCGTCGAAAAACTCAAGATCTTGTGCTTCAGACATGGTTCATATACTACATATGGGAGTATGGGTTTGTGTTAGTACCCTTGATTTTGCGTAATCGTTCCCACCTGATCCATCTGCGGATTGAGCCCTTGGAGGTTCTTCGCCACCTCGGACATCTGCATCGCCTGCGCCATCTGAGCCTGCTGGGCCTGCGCCTGCTGTCGTGCGGCGCGAAGCTCCTCGACCGCTTCGGGAGAGCGCATGATGTCGGGGTCGATGCCCGAGGACAGGCCGCGCTTCTGCATGAGCTTGTCAAGGTCGAGGTTGTCGATGATCGACTGGTCGAAGTTGGCAATCGAGAAGGCCGTCGACAGATACCTGTCCTCAGCCGTAATGCCAGCCGCACGAAGAGCCTGCACAAGAATCGACTCGAACGTCACCGTCACGCCTACCATGCCCTCGGGCATCGGTGGCATGCTGTCCGCACGCTCAAGGCAGTACATGCCCATTTCGATAAGCGGTCGGAGAAGCTCGGAGTTGAGTCGCTGTAGCACAGGCCCAAGAAGGCTCATGCGCTCCTGCGCCACCTGATCGACCTCGTAGGCCGTTCGATTGGTGCGAGGCGTCGACATGATTGCCGCGAAGAGATCCTTGTAGAAGTACGACTCGATCTTCTTGCGCTTCTCCTGAAGGGAGAGGCTCAAGTGCTGGAGGTTGATGCTTACCTGCTTCGCGGGGAACGCCTGCTGCGGAGTGCCGCCGTCGGCGTAGAAGCTGATGCCGCCCGGCGCGAAGTCCAGCTGATGGTTCTCCATCGAGGCGGGATAGATCATCGCGGGGTTCGTCAGCTCGTTGATGCCCTCGGACTCGCGCTTGGTGCAGACCTGCAAGCTCATCACTTCGCGAAGAGCCTTCATGCCCGGAGACGTGCCGTAGGCCGAGCCGCCGTGGATCTGCCAGCGGGGGCAGAGAGCGGGGAACGAACGGAAGCCTTCTTCGAGAAGAACGTCCGTGTCCTCGTTCTCGGCATACGACTCCTCGAAGTACACGGAGGCGTACTTCATGTTCCGGTTGTCGCGCTTCTTCGGGTCGTAGTTCTCACGGGGGTAGACCGCATGGATGATCTGGAAGACCTTGTAGCGGTTGTTCTCCGAAGCGTAGGCGTCGCGGACGGCCTTCGAGCAAACGCTCTCGCCGAACTCCTCCACGATCTGCTCTGCCGTCATCGCAATGCGGCGGAAGACGGTGGAGACGCGGTTCTCGTAGTCCTCAGCCACCCAGTATTCGCCGATGGTCATCGGGAAGATGTGGATGCCCTCGGTTTCCGACGGACGCACAATGGCACAGGCCGTGCCGAAAACGGCCATTTCCTCGTAGATCTGGATGAGCGCAGGGTAGACGTTCGACGAAAGGAACATCTTCTGGAGACGATCCGTCACGTCGGCAAGCCAAGTGCGGTTCTGATAATCCTCGTCAAGCTCGGGATCGCCCGTCGTCAGGCGGAACCAAGGGCGGGCAGGCGACGTGATGCCTGCCAAAAGCCCTGCGGCCAGTGCCCCTGCGGCGTCCGTCGCCGTGGCGTCGAACACGAACTTCCAGCGGTCGTCCATGAGCGCGTTGTCGCTCGCCTCGAAGCGGCCTGAGTCGGGAAGGATGTAGCGCGCAAGTCTGCGGTAGCGAGCCTCGAAAGGCGAACGATGATCCCGCAGCTCCTTGAACCTTGCGCGCAGTTTCTTGATGTCTGCGGGCATGGCGTCGGCTCCTTATCGACCGAGAAGGCCGCCGCCTGCGGCGGACAGAATGCCCGTGCCGCCGAAGCCGCCCGTCAGGTTGGCACCGCCAAAGCCGCCCGTGTTCTGCTGGAGAAGCGCGCCCACGTCGGCGCTCTTCTGGTTCCTGCGGTTTTCATCCTGCTGGCGCAGGGCTTCCTGCTGTGCAAGGGCCTCGCGCTGTTCGGCCTGCGCGGATCTGGCCTGCTTGCGGGACTCGTGTCCCTGATATGCGCTGTTGGCCGTACCTGCTACTGCCGCCGCCGCATAAATCGCCGCTGCGTAACTCATCGTTGACTCTCCGATAACTTGAGGAGACGGTCGGGACGGAATACCGCCTCGGCCTCGGCCTCCTCCTGCGTCTTCGCATCAGTGGCGAAGAACGCGGTGAAAACTGTATCTGCGAAAGTTCTTACGATGCTTTGACGCATCGGCGCTCCTGTCAGAACCTTATACCCCGTAATTCTAAAGGTATTCTCCCCGTCGGAGAAAGCCGCGTCTCCCGAGACGATCAGCACCGTCGGAATCCGCAGGCACTCGGAAACAAAGTATTTGTCCTTCGGGACGCGCAGGGTGCGGACGTAGCACCCCGCATGAAAGAGGTGCTCAAGCTCGCACCCCTCCCCGTCGTCTCCGCCGTTGGCCTTCATCCAGTCGGCCACCTCGTCCAAGCGGGCTCGAAGTTCGGGCGCTACGCCCTCGATGTGGTTTGCGAGCATGGCGTCCTCACATCACGAAGATCGAGTTGGCCTGCGTCATGCCGAGCGCGAAGCACAGCTTCTCCAGCTGGGAGCCTCGCGGAGCACTCACGAGAAGCCTGTCGGCTCCGCCGTCTTGAGCGACGGCCTTCGCACGGCGGATAAGGCGCATGCCGGAGAAGCCCTTGCGAGCGGGCTTCGAGAGGAAAAGCGTGTCGAGCGACGCCGTCCTCACCGACTTGTGAAGCGACTCGGAGAAGATGACTGCCGCGAACCCAACGAGCTTGCCGTTCTCGTAGCAGGCAAGCACCTTGAGAGCGCCAGCCTCTTCGAGCTTCTCGTAGGTCGCCCAATCCACCTTCCCTTCCTTGAAGCCTTCGGTCGCACACTCGACCGTGTACTCGTCCTCAAGAAGCGGGAAGGAAGGGTCGTAGGCAATGGCTCGGACGGAAGAACGTTCAATCTGCATTTTCAAACTCCGCGTAAGGGTCGCGCTCCTGCTGGCGACGATAAAAGGATCGGAAGGGGTTCTGGTAGGCGTCGGGGGTGAAGTCCGCGTTCGCGTCGTAGAAGGTCAAGGCCAAGGCGTCCGCATGGTCGGGAGAGCAACCGATACGGTCCTTCAAGTCCTTCTTGCGCTCAAGAAGCATCTGCTGTCGGTCGTTGTAGAAATACTCGGGTGCGGACAACTCCTGCTTCAGGTCCTTGTTGTTCGGGATCACGCCACCCTCGACGACAAGCCACGACTTCATGCGCCCCCACATCTCGACGCGACGGTTCGCATAAAGCGTTCGGTTCGACGCACCCGAGCCGAAGTCGACAGGGGTGTAGCGGACACGCGGGTCGTTGTACTCGTAGCGAAGGAAGTCCCAGACTGCTGCACCGACACCCGCTCGGTCGAAGTAGACGCGGACTTCCTGAAACTTCAGGCAGTCGAGAAGGTAGTTGCAATGCGCAACGAGAGCCTCGCCGACCATGCGTCCGTCGAGCTTGCGAAGTTCCTTCATCGGGATCGAGACCGCGTCTCGACCGACTCGCGTCACCATCACGCTGGCGTCGTCGCCGAAGCGGGCAATGTCGAGGCCGATGATGGCTCGCTTCATGTTGTTGCCTTCAAGCCCCGGGGCGGGCTTGAGCGTCGCCGCCTCAACTGCCGCCGACGGAATGAACTGCGTCGAGGCGTTGCCGGGGAACTCTCCGCGGACACGGATCTTGAAGAAGTCCGAGTCCTCGCCGAAGGCTTCCGCCCATTCCTGAATCGTCTTCTTGTTGGTCAATGGTGCCTCGCGGCTGTCGACCTTGAAGCGAGTCCAGCGGGCGGCGTCCCTGTGGAAGCAGTCGTAGAAGGCACCCGAGTTCTTGGTCGGGTTCCCGAAAACGAAAATGAAAGGCTCGCCGTCAGTGAGGCCGCCTTCCGCCACTTCCCAGATTTTGTCTGGCACGCCGCTGGCTTCGTCGAATACGTAGATGGACGAAGACGATGCCGAGTGCTGGCCTGCGAAGGCTTCAGAGTTCTCTTCGCGGCAGGTCTGAATGTCGATTCGCCACGTTTCAGGAGACTCCTTCGCCGCAACGGAGCGGGCTTGCACCTCGAACATGTCACTCACCAAAGAACGCTTGATCCACTTCTTGATTTCAGCGAAGGTCTTCGTCTCCAGCTGGAGGGCCGTCGTTGCCGTCACAACGCCCTTGGCATGCGGACGAGTAGCCAGTAGCCACGTCACTAGCATTGCCGTTAGGGCCGATTTTCCCGCCCCGTGCCCTGATGTCACGGCTACACGGACAGGCTCGACCGTGTGCCGACCGTCGAAGTCGTGCTCCCGAACCTGACGCCCTACCTCATCGAGAAGCTCGCAGGCCCATTTGGCAGGGCCGTACTTGCATCCGGGGTACTTGGACGCCCACGGCTCGGGGAGCTCGACGAGAGAGAACTCGGGGGTTTCGCCCCACGGGAATGCCCAGAGGACGAAGCGAAGCGGGTCATAGAACCCTCGTGCAAGCTCCTCGACTCGCTCCTCGTCTCTTTCACGTTTCGTTGTCATGCTGCCTCCTTATGCAGTTGCGCCCTTGACGGGACGCTCGATGCCGTTCGCATCCGTCACCTCTTCGAAGCCGAGATCATCCGCACTGGTACGCAGGCAGAAGTTGCGGCAGGCACGGCTACGATGCGACACGAAGATGTCAAAGCCGAGCGTGGACTTCAAAGTGGAGCCGAACGTGCGAATAGACTTCACCATGTCGACGCAGGCATTGTCCTTGGCGAAGGCCTGCCAGCTCTTCCAGAGAGCCTGCAAGGAACAAAGCGAAATGTCGACGCGCTCGCCTTCGCGAATCGGGCGGCAGTTTTCCGAGTACCACTGACCGAGATAGTCGGAGCGGTCGCGGAACTGCGCCAGCTGTTCGCGCATGATCTTCGGGGAGGAAAGCCCTTCCTTGCGATAGAGCTTCGCACCTTCAATCGCCCAGTTAAGAATGCCCGGCAATTCGCTTTCGAGAACGGCCTTCAAGTCTTTGTCCGCTCCCTTCTGTCCTGCTTCGGGATCCATGTTGAAGCGGGCGTTGAATGGAATGATGCGGATGCGTCGGTAGATGGCTTCCGAGCGGTCCAGCACCGTCGGCATGTGATTCGTCGCCATGATCGTGAGCCACGTCGACTTGAACTCGATGGCGGACTGGTAGAGATCTCGGGCCACGATCTTGTCTTCGCCGCCCGTCAAAACCTTCACTTCGGACTCGCGCAAGCGGTCGCCTTCTTCCGATTCGGAGCACACGACGAGACGTGCGCCTCGCAGGACTGCGAGGTCGGAACGGGTGCCGCCCGCATGCTCATAGGACTTGCCCGCCGAAACGAGCGTGAGCTTCGAGGCCGTGCGGGAGAGCGCACCGAAGAGCTTCGCCAGAATGCCGAGGCACAACGACTTGCCGTTGCCGCCGCCACCAACGAAGAACGTGAGGATGCCTTCTCGCGGATCGCCGAAGGCCGCATAGCCGACGAGCTTCTGCAGGTAGCGGGAAAGCTCCTTGTCACCGCACATCCATTGGTCGACGGCCTGCTCCCAGCGGGGACACTTCGCGCCGGGGACGAAGGCGACGGAAGAGTGCTTGTGGATGCGCTCGCTTGCCTTCGGCGGCATGAACACGCCCGTCAAAAGATCGACGGAGCCGTTGGCGGTCGGGAAGCGGTTCGGCACGGCGTCGAACTCGTCGAGGCGGGCCATGAGGTGCGGGGAGGTCGCAAGGAACTCGGAGACGATGGAAGCCGCATAGCGCGGATTGCCGCAGAGCTTGATCTGCTCCTGCGCCCACGGGTTCTTCTCGCGCTTCTTCGGGTCGACGTCCTGATGCGCGTCGTCCCACTTCCTTGCTCGGATGCGGGCGTACTCGATGGCGAACTGGCGGAAGAAGTCCGTCATGCTGGTGCGGGGCGCAGCGTCCCCTACGTTGTAGAGCGCAGGGCCTTCGCCCTCCTTCACCCAGTGGACACCGTTGAAGATGAGCCAAGACTGGGCGTCAGTCAGCCAGCGCACACGCTCGCCGAGGCGAACGATGAACGCGGCGGCAAGGCCTGCGGCATTCGGGTCGATGCTCTGCGCCTCGATGTCCTGCATCTCGTGGAGCTTCTGGTAGATCGTGCGCATCGTGACGACTTCGCCCTTCGAGCGGCGGAAGGACTCGTACTTCGCCGTGATCTCGTCGACGGTCGAGGCGTTCGGTGCATCCATCGAAAGGTTGATGAACGCCTGCAGGCCCTCCTCGGGACGGTCGCGGAACTCATGCGAAAGCATTGCGCCGAGGCGCATCCATGAGTCGTAGGACACCACATCCCACTTCACCTTGCGCACCCAGCGCTCCGCCGTCTCTCGGTCGATGCCGAGCGGGAGCTTGTCGGGGGTGAGAGCCGCATCGAGAACGTCGGAACTCAAATGCGAGACGGGCGGCTTCGTCGCAGGCGTCACTCGCTCGTAGCCCTGAGCCTCCGCGACATCCTCGAACGCCTGCATGAGCTTCTCAATGTCCGCCTTTGTCAGGACGGGAAGATCGTCGGCGGGAGCCGCGACCAAGCCCTCCGTTCCGCAGAACGGATTGAGCGTGAGGGGGTAGTGGTAAGGCTTGCCCGTGCCGGGGTGAATGGCGTAGGCAACAAACTGCTGGCCTTTGCCAAGAACCTCAAGTCGAGACTTGACGCCGTTCTTCACGAACCATGCGCCCGTCGCCTTCGTCCAGCCCTTCTCCTCGGCTCGGCAGACGAAGAGGAGCTTCGGCGCCTTGCCGACTCGCACGGGGGCGGCGGCCAAGGACGGAACAAGCGTGACGGCCAGCTCGTAGAACGCACGGGCAAAATCGGGGTCGCCCTCGATGTCGGCGTCCACGGCGCAAATGGGGTTGTCGCCCACGCCGCAGAGAATGCCCACGCCCTCTTCGGGGATGTGCTGGGCGCACTCCTCCTTCGTGAGCGGATGGTCCTGCCAGCCCTGACGGCGGCACGCCTTCGTGCCCGGGACGATCTCGCAGATCTGGTAGCCCATGTCAATGAGCGCAGGGCCTTGAATACGAATGGAGTGCGTCATAGCCCAAGCTCCTTTCGTACGGCACGCTCGGCTTCGACCTGCGCACGGCGAATGTGGTACGCCCGTACCAAGCGCTCCGCGGCAGGGTTGCGGAACAAAAGAGTTTCGCCATTGCGACGCTTGCGCAAATGCAAGTACAGAGTGGCGCGGGAAATGCCGCTGAGGCGAAGAATCTCTTCGTTCGAGATCCCTGACGCAAGCAGGTAATCGAGTGCCGTTTCGGGGGAAATGTGTGTCATAATCAGTGCTAACAACCGTTCACGTTCAGCCTGTGTTCGGTTTGGGCTCGTTTCGTGTTTACCAAGCCGTTTGGACATCGGCTCATCGAACTGATGGGATATCAGTTCGGTAACTGCACGGATGTTAGCACACTGCACCGATAGGAGCAACAGGATGTCAGAACATCGCAATCACCTTCGCACCTTGATGGATGAGAGACGGCTCTCCATCAGAAAGCTCGCCGCAATGGCGAAAGTTAGCCCTTCAACCATTCAGAGCCTTTCTTCGGGACAGCCCGGTAGGGTTCGGTACTCGACTGTCATGGCTATCGCGGCGGCCCTTGGGGTAGATCCGCATGAAGTAGGAAACGGGTGCACCGTGGTAAACGATGGTTCCCTTTTTGCCGACTCTAGCTCCGGCGACACCAGCCGCGTCAACAACTACGGCAACGGGGCAGCAGTCGCCACGTCGGGCGGGACGGCCATCGTCTCGTGCGCCGCGGTCAAGTCATGCCACGGGGCGGGAGCCGAACGGTTCAAGGCCCGCTCGCCTGCCCTCGCCCCGATGATCCTCGACGGCGACGAACTCTTCGTCGGTCCCGCCGAAAGCGCCAAGACGAACGACTTCGTCATCGCGGAGAAGGAGGACGGAAGCGAAGTGCTCGTGCGCCTCATCCGCAACGGCGACGAGCTCTGGGGACAGATCGATAACCAGAACCTCCCCGGCGACAAGATCTTCCCGATCAAGGACGTCAAGTGGAAGGTCATCGGCCTCAAGCGGATGTTCTAAGGAGGTAGTAAATGGCTTCGTTCAGAAGAATTTTTCCGTCCTACAAGTGGACTGACGCTTGGCTCGTCAACCAGATCGTCAACCTGCCCGTCACCATCGGCAGGGAGAAAATTGGCTTTGCAAACGGGGTGCCGCCCGAGACGGTGAAATCAAGCGACTACGCAATCGCTCGGTGGATCCAGAACTCGATGGACGGGTGCTCCTGTCTTGTTGTTTTCGTAGGTGAAGAAACTTACCTCAGCCCGTGGGTCAAGTACGAAATGGAGCTGGCGGAAGAGTACAAGATGGGCCGAATCATGATCGACCTGACGGGGATGAAAAGGAAAGACGGATCCGTTTGCCGAGAGGGTACGGATCCGTTCGCGTGGCACGGCCTGCACCGTGGACTTCTGGACCCCGATTATTACGAGATCAAGCGGTACAGCTGGCTACCGTCAGGTCGTTTCTGGATCGGCGATTGGTTAGAAGACGCCTATCAAAGGGCCGCCTACCTTCGCTAGAAGCAAGGCGGAGACAAGCACCGCGATCTGATAGATCCACATTGTGAAGTTGGTGAGCATGATCCTGCCTACCGACTCCTCCTCGTAGCGCGAGAGGTTCATGCGCCACAGCTCAAGCGCGGGGACGGATCCATCCACGATCGCATGGTGCTGATGCCGGAAGAGCCGCTCAAGACGAAGATACCGAGCGTCCGTCTCCCAGAGGGCGACAGTGACGACCAAATAGGCCAGAAGCGCCAGCAGGTTGTGGACGCTCGGATCGAATTTCAAAAACGCAATGGCGGCAGTCGTGACACCGACAAACAACGTCTTCGTTTTGGCCGAGTTGTCCGCCATGCGCTTGATGACTTCCTGCGTCATCTTCAAAAGCTCGATCTCCGGCGCGGAAAGCATCGTGTTTCTATCCCTAACAGTTCCCATGTTTTAGCTCCAAAAGGTTAATTTCATGCTACAGCTCGCCGCTAAAGCGGGCAACTTTTTTACTCGATGTCCTCAGCGTCGATGTCGTCGTCGCGGGCCGCAAGACGGCGGCGCGCCGCGACAATGGCGCCCGCCATCGAGACGTCCGTCTCCACCTTCAGCTTCTCGCCGTACTTCTCGGGCGCACGCTTGGCGGCAAGCCACTGGCAGAAGTTCACGCACAGCTTCCTCGCATACACCGCATCCTGACGGCGAACGTCCTTGCGGATCAGATTCCCCTCGCCGTCGTAGCTCTCGAAGACCTCCTCCACGATGTACGGGTTCGTCGCCAGCTCCTGCGCATACTCCACGAGCGCATCCGCCGAGATCCGCTCCGCCTCCTTGTACTGCGCCTTCACCTCGGGCTCCTTCTCCAGCCATCCGCAGCACGTGCCGTAAGGCAGGTCAACGGCAATGCAGAACGAGCGAAGAGTGCCGCCTCGCGCCACCCAGTAGAGCAAAGCCGTGAAAAGCTCATAGGACTTCACCACCCTGCCCGTCTCCGCATCGCGAGGAATGCGGGCCAGCTCGCCCTCGTCCATCGCAAGCTCCTTCTCGATCTGCTCGCGAATCTTCTTCACCATCGGATTCTTCGCTCCGCCCAAGGGACGCTTGCGCGGCTTCCACCACGGCCTCCACTCGGAGTCGGGGTGCGGCTCCTTGTACTTCCGAGTCCTCAGCGCGGGATTGAGCTTCGACGGGATCTCGTACTCACCGTCGCGCTCAATCCTCAGCCGTGGCGCCATCGCGTCGTCTGAGGGGGCAATTGGCGTGGCTATGACGGTCATGGGCTTGAGTTGGTGTACCTGTTCATCCGCAGGTTCGAGACGCGCCACAGGCTCTGTTTTCGGCCTTCTCGCGGGTGTACGGACTTTCGGGGACTTTGACGGACACTCAGGATTCGTTCCAGGATTTTTCTCAGAAATTTTTTCGACGGGCTTTTTGGCGGCTCGCGTCAT